CATGGTAATGAACATCAAGAAATTGAAGCATATGGTTGGTATGGTTTTTATAACCCTATTACAGGTGAAAAACTAATCGAAGAAGGATTACCTTATTATTTGGAAACAGATAACGAAGTAGTTGTCTTTGAGCAAACAGATGAAATGATGAATCGATTCTATCGTAATAATGTATACTATCTTGTTGATGGTAGAATTAAAGATAAGCTAATTCATCGTAAGAAAGACAATAGAAATATTACAATTGCTACTAGTTTTCGCTATTATAGTATTTCTATTATCAATAAGATTTGCCAATACGTAACAACTACTCACCTACCAGAACAATATGGTGGAATAGATAAGTATCGATTAATTACAGATATTATTCGAGAATACTTCCAACCAGTAATGGCTGAATTTTCTAAAGTAAAAGAAATCATTCCTAGCTTGAATATCCCATGTGGTTTAAACACACATCCAGTGTTTAAAATGCTGATGTCAGTTATTGATGATATTAATGATTTCATTTCAGTTCTTAAAGATAAGACTCCACGGATATTGTGTCAGTGTATGCATTATCGTGGATATCTCTTAGTAATCAATTACGGTGATTTCCGTATTGTGGAATGGGAACTCATGAAGATGTTAAGCGTAGACAGAACGACTAGCGTCGGTCAAGATGATTCGTTTAATGCCTCTAATACCAGTATGGTTTCAGCCATGCCACAATTGCTTACTTTAAATATTTTGGATAGTTATTTAGAGATGACAAATAAAGAATGCTTAGTTAGATACGAAAGCTTACTTTTAACACTAGTGTAACTATTTAAAACGGACATGAAAATGAAAACTGATATCCCTTATCTGGATTCATTTGAAAAGAATACGGTAGTAGGTGTAGTAGATGTTTCCGTAATGGACTTATACTTACACTTACACCGCGTTCTTTCTAACAGAGAACTGAAACAAGGTTCTTTTTTTTTAAGAGAATTAGGTTACGATTCTTTAGATAGTTTGATTAGAGAGTTTGTGCCTAGATTATTCGATGAAGTTTTTTTAGATAAAGATAGTAATGCTTATACTGACTTTACAGATGTATTAGTCAATATGGGTCTCTCACTATCTGAAATTGACCAGGCTGTAGATATTTTAATTGGCGTAACTACACCTATTTTTAACCAAGTAATTTTTGACGATAAGACAAAGTTCTTTGCTTCTATTTCGTCAAATGAGAAAGATTTAATCCCGACTATGCGAATCAGTTACTTGAATACTACTTAACCAACTTAACATTTATTAATTCTAAGAGGTAAACCATTATGTCATTAGGAAGTTTTAAAATCAATAAAGTAGAAATTCCAGATAGTCTAGATACTGTATGTAATATTATTGAAAACATCGTGCAGGAATCTATTAATAAACTGGCAGTTATTGATTTCATCATACGCCAAGCCGTTTCTAAATTACATGAAGATTTAGATATTAAACAAATTGCTTCAGAAATCGCTGAAGTTATTTTGTTTACAGAAGCATTTTCAGTGAGTTTACCTCTTTATCAAAATACCCCAATAGTATCGTCAGCTTACTTACGAATAAAGTCTTGTCTAATAGACATTGTTAGTTATTTATTAGAATATTTGCAAAAGAGTCATTATCGAAGTAGCTTCTTAGAAGGAAACAAAGTAGTATCGGTATTTGACTTAACTATATTAGAGATAATCCATGAGTAACCGAACTTACGATATAAACCATTTTAGAAGTAATAATATCGGTAATTTAATTAATAATGAAATTGAAAAAAGGAACCAAAAACTCGAAAGTGAAATAGTAGATACATTTATTAATTTACCAGATGAGTTTATCCTAACCGATGGGAATGCTATTTTAAAATGCTTTAGAATGTTAAACCAACAAATCAGATTTAATGTTCAAGAGTTCTTTGATTACATGATGTATTTTAATACTCTACTAAATAGCTTCCCCTTTCAGTATTTCTACCATAAAGAAAACATCTATCGTACGATATACGAAGCACCTTACGATAAAATGTTTGAATTTAGTAAAAACAGTGGTGAAGTAGAAACATTGAAAGAAATCAGTGTTGATATTTTTATTACCATTATTAACACCATTATTAATGAAAAGCTTTATATTGAAATCAATGGTCAACCAATAATGTGTTATCGCATTCGTAATTGGGATCAGTTTTCAATTACTCTAATTAAATATAACCCATGGGTATAAAATCATGACAAATCCAACAAATACTATTCGACAACTAGAAGTAGGTAAAGTATATTCATTTGATACCTATTCACCAGAAGTACTAGGCACTCGTTTAATTAATGTAGAATGCCTAGCAGTAATGAATGCACAAACTGCCATTTCCTCTGGATTAGACATCAAGTCATTCCATGAAAGAATGAAACCTCATTTACCAGCAGGTTATAATAATAATCCATTCGACATGACTTATGTCAAACTAGTCAGTGTAGATGGTAAAGAAACAATCTACGCTATGGATTGGATTAATCGTTCTACTATTCAGGAAACATCTCCTAATAAGATTACCGTTACAATTAATGGTGTATCTAACAATGACGTTGAGATTATTCGTAAAGCATTAACCATGCAAGGATATACTGATATTTCAATCGTATTATCAGAACGATAATTTACACTATATATGAATAAAGTGATTTTTAAGACTAATTGCTTCGTTCGTATTTTCCTAGTTTGTTTATTTAAAGTTGATTTTATTCGTTTGCCTTTGATAGCTGAAGAAGCAATAAGGCTGAATATCTATTGTAAGGGTAATCCCTCGGTACACTTCTAAACAAAGTTCTACGATAGATAGTAATTCTATAAACTAGTCATCTCCGGTCATTCTTCGTTCACTCCTCCGCCGGCTCAGACTACACATGGAAGCGAATACAAGTACCGAAAATATTCCATAGGTGGATAATGACCTAACGACCACCTTAATCAGTGAATTAATAGGGACGGTATTTACTGAATCGTTTTGGTTTCCTTTTAAAAGAAGTTGATGATAAAAAGCTATAGTACCTCTAGAGTAGGATATCCTACTCTAGAGGGAATTAGTTTATTATGTTTTTATGAGGTCGATGGATACTCGATTAATGTTAATCTTTAAATTGAAAAAGGATATTATAATGTCTGAAAAGAAATACCCTAAGCTCCCTATTGAGCTAGAACCTACAGAGAAACCTTTGGAATCTGATTCTACTTTGATTGCTGGTTTGAAAGTTGTTTACAACGATGAAACATTGCCTAAAGATGAACACAATGACCAACTGGTAAAAAATCGTAAAGCAATGTATCGTGGTGAATTGCCTCCTGTTAAAGAAGAAAAAGCTGGCGGTGAAGCAGCCCATACAGCTGAAGGTGGTGAACCTGGTGCATCCCGCGCTAACTTTGTACCTCCAGTAAATGCTGAAGCAGGTCGTGCAGGTGCTGGTGATGCTGTAACTGGTGAGGAATCTCGCCGTGGTGGTAAACCAGCTCGTAATACCGAAACAGCTGAAAATCCACAAGCTTAATCTAAACTAACTTACTATACAGTGGCTATACGGTCACTGTATAGTAAATATTATTAGTACCTTATCTTTTTTGATAGTGATTAATTTAACAGGAGTTCTAACTATGTCTTATCTAGATAGAATAAATATAGATTTTGATAGAGATTTATTCATTCTTCCAGTAGATGAATATAAACGAGATATTGACCCAATTGGTCAGTATATCGAACAACAATCTCAATTCTTACACATCATGGAAGATATCTCTCTCGAAGAAGCAGAAGCATTTGTTAAGAAAACGATTGGTAAAGAAGGTAAATACCCAATTATAAACCCAATGGTAACCTATGTACGTAAAGATGAATATGGTGACCGAGTTAAAGACAGAACCAGTTTACTAGGTTATATTAATTCTACTTTAAAAGAGAATGAGGTATTAACAGCGACATTTACAACGTTTGTTAGTCAAGATAAAAAGTTATCTTATATTTCAGAATACGTAGACCATCAAATTCCTAAACGTAAAAAATTAAAGAAACTTCAGTTCCAAAAGAAACAAGAAGGTGATAAAGTAGGTGAAGCATTTGCTAATAATGGACAGAACAATATTAAACGTTCTATTAACTCTATTTCAGGAGCTTCTTCTATCGTCTCTACGCCTATCTATATGGCCTCTATGCACCCTATCCTTACTTCTACGTGCCGTATGACTTCAGGCTATGCTAACGCCAATAACGAGAAGCTATTAGGCGGTAATCGTCATTACCATAACCCAGATGTCACCATTAATAATCTTTGTGTATTAACTTATCGAATTAATGAAGATAAGATTGAGAAGTTTCTTAACGATAATAACCTTTATGTCCCTACAGCTGAAGAGTTATTTGAAGATATATTAAACTCTACACGTTTATATTGGAGATGGTCTGAAAAAGAACAAATCATTTTAGAATTCTTAAAGAAATGTAATCGAGAGCAAAGAGCTTCTATTGCATTTACTTACGACATGTATTTAATGCGTAAGTATAATCCAGAATTCATGAAAAAGTTTATCATTCGTCTAGCGACTAATAAAGTACCTGATTCCGATATGACCATTGCAGATGCTAAATCCATCTTTAGTAAAGCAAAAGAATCTATTCGTAATATTGGTATCCAGATTAATGCTGATTTAGTAAAAGGTTTGAAAGAAGACCAATACGTAGATACAGATACTATTTTAAAAATCAGTAGCTGTATAGTTAACATCTACCAAACCTTTGAGCTATACAGTGATTATATCACTACATTCTTAAGAAGTAACCATATCCCACCATCTCTAGCTATGTTTCCAAATAGCTTAAGGAAAGTGGTATTAATGTCAGATACAGACTCCTCTATGTTTACCACACAAGGTTGGACAAACTGGATTGTAGATGAAACTAAAGATGAGTCATTACGATTCCCTGTATTTGCTAATATTGTCGGTTTAGTAGATGCTACTTTAAAACACCATTTGGCTATTATGTCTTTTACTTTAGGTGTTTCTAAGAAGAAATGGTCTTTGATTTCCATGAAGAATGAATTTAGTTTTGATACATTTGCTTCCATGGGTAAAACCAAACACTATATTGCTTCGATTAACTATCAAGAAGGCAACGTGTATAATAAGATTTCTATTGAGAAGAAAGGTGTTCACTTAAAGAACTCTAACTCACCTCAAGAAATCATTAACCACGCTGAAGACATTATGCTTCGTCTTTATAGTATTAAAGAGAGAGCAGAAAGAAAACTAGATAATTGTTCTGTTAAATTAACCAGCATTCTTAAAGAAATTGCTGATGAAGAAAGAAAGATTTTCAGAATCGTAGACCAAGGCGATGTAGAATATTACAGGTCTAAACAGATTAAAGACGAAGAAGCGTATAAGAATGATGGTGAGAATTCACCTTATGCTCACTATACCTTCTGGAATGAAACATTTGGTCATTATTACGGTTTTACAGCACCTCCACCTTATAGTGCATTTGATGTAAAACTAAGTATTAACAATAAGACTAAAATGAAAGAGTTCTTAGATTCGTTTGAAAATCAAGAATTAGCAGATAAGATTAGAAAGAATATGGAAAGACGTGGTAAAGATGTATTGGGTACCATCAATATCCCGTATGAAGTATTCGTAGGTAAGTCTATTCCAAAAGAGATTATCCCTTATGTAGCTAAGCGAGAACTGGTAGCGAATATTTGTAGCCCTTATTATATCGCATTAGAAGCAGTAGGTATGTTCTTCTTGGATAAAAATGTAACTAAACTAATTTCAGATTACTATTAAATAAGGAAACTAAAATGGATAATATCTTCTGGGGTGTTTACCTAGCAGATATCGTAGGTACATTGAAAGTATCAGCTATCGTATTAATTGCTGTATCAACAATAGTTCTTTGGGTGTTAGTGGGTTTAAAGTGTGATAATGTTAACATACCTCGATGGCAATTTATAACATCTGGTATTGTATTGGTTCTTTCTGTAATCATTAATATTTTCACACCCAGTAAGCAAACCATATACATCATGTTGGGTGTTAAAACTACTGGCGTTATCTTAGACCAACCTGTTGCTAAAAAGACCATCGAACTCTTAGAATTGAAGATTGATAAAGAGTTAGATGAAATTAAAAAGGAAACCAAAGACAGTAAGTAAATATATCTCTACTCTACCTTAATAGGTAGAGTAGAGTATACTTATCTATGTTTTTATTTTTATAGATTAAACAACCAT